TTGTGAATAGCAGGATTCGCTGACATTAATTGTAGTTCTGTTTGAGCCAAACTAATTCTTTGTGTTTGAGAAAAAATATTTGGGTCTGCAACAGGTAAAATATCTACTCGATCATCAAAGTCAGATTGTTTAATAGTCTTTTCTGCTCCTACAACATCGTATGGATATTCTTGTGGTAGATATAATTTGAATACTCTAGCTAATAATTTAAATTCTTGTTTTAGTGCTGCGTAAATTCTTTTGTGGATTGCGGACATCGTTCTGCTTCCTCTTTCCAACAGCGCTACGGTCGTTCCCACTGCCGCTTGTTGATTCCCATCACCTACCTGCATGTCCGCTATTGAAGCAAAGCGTTGACCTGCATTAACAACGACCCCCATAAGACCTAGCAATGTTTGCGAAGGTTCTTTAAAGGGAAGCATCATAAACGAATCTTTAATGTTTCCGCCAGGTGCATCTACATCTCTAAATTCTCCTGGTTGAATTGCTTGCGCATCGTCTCGAATTCGTATTCCTCGTTGTTTAAATCCAGCAGGTAAATTAGATAAAGTTCCTGCGTCTAGTAGTTGTCTTAATGCAGCGGTTGCTGTTCTTGATAATCCACCAATCATATGAATTAAACCAAAACCATAAAATCCTAATCCTGGTAAAAATTTAAAATGTACGAAATATTGTATCTTAGCTTTTTTAGGATCTCCTATTTCATAGTTTCGTTTAATAGATAATACTTCTCTAGAATTTTCTTCAATCGTCACAATGTAAGGAAGTTTAATTCCTGTAGGTTCTCCATCTTGTCCAATATCTTCAAATCCTTCTAAATCTAAATTAACATGATACTCTAATAAAGTATAAACATCTTCATAACTAGATTTAGAAATACCTTCTAAATCTCTTTCTTTTTTTTGAATGTCTGATTCTTTATCATCTCCTGTTTGTAATTCTATGTCTCTATAAAATCCTGCTACTTGTTGTTTACGTAATTCATTTTCAGATATTTTAATCATGTGTACGATTGCTTCTGCATCATCTAAAGAATTAGCAGAATAAGGAACATATAAATCATCCGCAGGAATAAATTTAGAAACAGCTCTTCCTTCTATTTCATCGTAATATACTTTTTTAAAAGCAGATCCTGCTAGAGGTAAATGAAATAACATCGTATCAAATTCTGGTTCATATTCTTTCATCTGATCCATGATCTGATAATTCATAAAATCTTTAACACGTTTTGCTTGTTGTTCTTTATCTGTAGTTGGGTTTCCTAAAATCTGTGTTTGCACCGGTCCATCGGCTGGTAATAATTCTTTGTACGCCAAAGCTTGGAACTGAGTCACGGCTTCCGCTAATACGGGGTGAGTTGCACCTGACGCACCTTGGAAAGGTTCTGTTCGTTGTTCATATTTAAATCCTAAAAGATCTAATCCTTGTTTGTAAGCAGTCTCCCAATCTTTTCTGGAATTTTTATAATCTTGAAAATTTTGATAAAGTTCTGTGCCTAGTCTTCCTAAAATATCTTCTGGTAAATGATCCGCTAAATTAGCATAATGATTTTGTTGACCTTCTACAGAAGCAATTGCAGGATCATAATTAATATCTACACTACCATCTTCGTTTTCAGTAATTTCAACTGGATCCCCTTGTTCAGCGATATCTTGTTCTTCTTGTAACTGTTCTTCTATAACAGCTTCCTCTGATGGTATCGTAATTGATTCCTTAACGTTTGGTAACGATTTGTCTATCTCGGCCATTTATTTTCTCCAATCGTACTGTTTTAACAGTATTATATTGTAAATTCAAGCCTTGTGGCTGTGGGCCTGATTTAGGTGGTATGGTTGTTGTTAATTTCTTTAATTTGATCATGTTAATATTTCTTGAGTAAACAAAGACCTTCTTTGTTGAGCTCTTGCCTTATCAATCTCAGCTTGTTTTTGTTCTATCTCTTGTTTTTCTTGTTTTAATTTTTCTATCTCACGCATGGTTGCTTTTTGCATAGGAGCAAGTGACATGAGTCCTTCATCTAATGGTTCTTCTAAAGAAGCTTCATAGGATTTTTCATAATTTAATTTTTTTTGAATTTCTTTTGCTTCAGGAGATAGTGCTGCATATTTAACTGCAGATTGATATAAAGGATCTAATCCAAAAAATCTTGTGGCTAATTCGGGAATAGATTTACCTTCCATAAATCCAACACCAGTATCATAAACACCATAACCTAATCCTGCTACACCAGCAGTTTTTAATGCTCCTGTTAAATATCTTCGTTTCATTAAATCTTCTGCAGTAGAAGAAATAATCTCTCCTATACTTTTTGATCCTGGTACAGCTTCTGATCGTAATTCTCCTTTTAAAAATTGATCCATTATTTTTTTACTTTGTTCTTTTTGAAAGTTGGATCTACCTTTTCCTCCCATCTCTAAAAAAGACTCTTCTTTTCCTTCTATTCCTGCAAAAGTATTTTTCCAATTTCCTGCTTTTGGTTTTATATCCAAGGTATCTGGATCTACTTGATAATAACCAATATTTCCTTTGTATTCTTTTCCTAATGCAGCAACCGCTTCCTCTGCATTTCTTTTTGCTTTTGCATTAAGCTCCATAATCTTTCTTTTATTATTAGGGTCCTCTGCAATAAGCTGTTTTTGTTGATCTGCTATTTCTTGTCCTACAACATTAAAAGGTTGTAGTTTTCTATTCATGGTTCCCGAAATAACTCCGGTCATTTTAGTAGTTTGAGGAACTCCTTCCATAAAAGGATAAATGTGACTAAATTCTTTTCCATGACCCGCTTGTCCTGTAGGAAGTTTTCTAGATCCCTCTAACATAATAACTCCACCTTGAACTGGTTTTAATTTTTCTAAACGTCTAATGTCTTTTTCTCTTGGAGAAACTAATTTATGTTTTCCTTTTGCTCCTGGAACAATACCCGCTTCTTTTGCTCTTCGTAAATCGTCCCTAGTTAATAATCTTCCTTTTGTTTTTTTACCATATCCTTCTAAATCTTTTGCAGTTAGATCTGGATTAGATTCTATAATGTTTTTAATTTCTTCTATGCTTTTTAGTTCGTATTGATTTTTTCCCGTAGGATTTCTATTGTAGTCTACGGAACCACCCTCTGCTAATTCTATTTGTCTTAGACTTGGATCTTCCATACCAGGAAATTCTGGCATAACATTATTCATACCAGGAATTAATTCCGGCATAACTTTAGGACCGGTAAGACCTTTAAAAGATTCTTGTTGCTCGTCGCTAGAGTCTAGGTACTCGGAAACTTTTTGATTCCATGTAGATGGATCTCCAAATTCTACCATAATTAAATTCCCATCAAATAACTAAGGCCGCCATTTGCTTTACGAACTCTGCCGCCGATTGCATAACCATCACCGCCATCTCCAGCAGGATCTGCACCACTAGTAGAACTAGCTTCTCCACCGCTTTGATCACGATCTTCTGCAGCAGAATCAAATCCTCCAAAATCTCCCCCCGTATCTCCAGCTTGATCTCTGTCTACTGCGTCCCAGTCAATTTGATTATTTGCCATATTTGATTGTATATTAGAACTAATGATAGGACTAAGTACTCTATCTGCAAAATAACTTAATGCTTGTGTTTTTGCAAAAGTACCTAATCCACGAGATAGTCCTCCAGTCGCAATATCTAATCCTAATCTTCCTAGAGTACTAAGTGGATTTATATTTGAAAAAAATCCTTGCTGCCCAGCTATTTGATTAGCTTGAGCTGGAGCTTGATTGTTAATTGCATTTTGAACTTCTTCGGTAGAAACTCCTGTTACTGCAGAAATGGTATCTGCATCCATTCCTCTTTTTGCCATGTCACTAATCATAGAAGATTGTTGAGATGTTAGACCTAAACCTGTTCCATTCGCATAACCAATTCTTCCACCGATTGCATGATTAGGTCTTACACTTGCTCCTGTTACAGGTCCTCCTTGTTTAAAAGATCCACATGAACAAGTACTTCCTGTGTCTCCAGATCCTGCAGATCCACCGCTAGAATCACCATCATTTCCATATCCATCATTATCATCTCCAAATCCAGTATTACCAGTATTAGTATTAGTATTAGTATCAGTATTACTAGTATCACTTGAAAATTCATTTGGATCATCATACGCAGGTCCTAAAGCTGCTAGAGAATGTGCAGCATATGCTCCTGGATTCATTCCTATTCCCATTGTTCCTTGATTCGCTAAATTAGCATAATCTTGTTGTCTTTGTGCTTGAGCAACATTATAGTCTTTTTGTTGTTGTCTCATGTCTGCTTTGGTAGGAGCACTCATAACTCGATCCCTCATTTCTTTTATCTGTTGATCTGTCTTTCCTGAGGCCTTGTGAGCATTATACGATGCAGATCCAGGTGTTGCCCAGTTATCCGCTAAACTAAATACATTGTAGCCAAATGCATCTTTAATACCACTATTACCATAACCTAAACCATATTCAGAATATACATCTTTCTGTGCATCGGTTAGGCCAAGATAATCTTTTCCCATAGAAACTATCGTGCTTAAAATACCAGGCACTTGTAAATAATTATTAATTAATTCACCTACTGGTCCTACAGGTGTTAGTTGTTGTTGAATAGAACTTTGAATAGGATCAAATTGTTCTGGATCATTACCGCCACCTGTTGAAGTAGTTGGATAATAAGGAACAGCTTGTGTAGATGTTGCTGATCCAGGATTGGATATTTCATTAAGTAATTCTTTATATCGATCATAAACACTTCCACCTAATTGATATTTAGGTCTTTCAATTCCCATTAAATAATCTAAGCCTTGGGATACTCCTCCTTGTGCATTAGGAACTCTATCGGTAATATCCAATTTATTTAATTGCTCTTTTTCCGATAAATCTTTTTGAAGTGCTTTATATTCTTTTTTTAAATTATCAATTTTATCTATGGTTTGTTTGGCTGCTTCTTTTCCGCCTTTTCCTTCCATGTTAATGCTTCCTAGATAACCTTCTA